CTGAATGCAGAGAAGATCCTGCGTGAGTGCGTGCATCGGAGCATCGACATCCGGTACGGCTTCGTGGATGGCCAGCTGGCCTGTATGTGGGGATTGATCCCGCCCACGCTGCTTTCCACCACAGCCTATCTCTGGATGCTTGCGACTGAAGTCGCAGCGCAGCATAAGTTCCTCCTCGTTCGGCACAGCCAGCGCTATATTGAAGAGGCACTGAAAATTTACCCAACGATAGTGGGGGACGTGATGTGCGATAACCTCTCCGGCAAGCGCTGGCTGGGCTGGCTGGGGGCGGAGTTTGGCCCCCCAGTGGACGGGAAGATTCCCTTTATGATTCGAAAGAAGGCCGCCCATGGCTGATCCAGTAACCGCAGGTATTGGCCTAGCATCCACTGCCGCAGGTGCAGGGATCAGCGCCCTTGGAAAGCTTCAGCAGGGTCAATCTGAAGCAGCGATGTATAACTACCAAGCCGGGGTGGCGAGGGTTAATGCGCAGATTAAAAAGCAGGATGCGAACTATACGCTCGAGTCCGGTGAGGTTCAGGCAGAACAGGCCGGGATGCGTGAGCGGGCGGTTATTGGTGCAACGAAGGCTGCGTTCGGTGCGAGCAATGTGGCAGGGGCGAGTAAGGATCAGGTGATCGCGAGCGAGGTCGAAGTGGGGCAGCAGAATCAAGGGATCATCCGGGCTAACGCCGCGAAGCGGGCTTATGGGTATGATGTAGCTGCGGCTGGGGATGTGGCGACAGCCGGAGCACTGAGCACCGCAGCTACGACTTCAAAGGAAGCCGGGACTATCGGGGCGATCTCCAGCATCATCGGCGGGGTTGGGTCGGTGTCGAGTAAGTGGCTGCAAATGGGACCGGCGTTTGGGGGCGGTGGTGATCCAACGCAGGGTGGGATGGGGCTGTATCCCGGTGCGCAGACAGGGAGCCTTTACTAATGGCTCAGGTTCCGTACCAACCCTACTCCTCCGTCGAGCCCGCAGGTGGTAGCGAACAGCTTTCCGTTTCCACCCCGCCAGCAGCCTTCGGTGCCAATGTCGGCGCTGCGTTGCAAGGCTTGGGTGCGACTACGGAACAAGTTGGCGGAGAACTATTCACCCGTGCTATGGCGCTGCAGGACCTGCGGAACGAGACCGATGCTCGGCAGGCACAGAGTGAGTACGCTGAGAAGGCCTCTCTGCTCCATGCGCAGTATGGGTCACTTGAGGGCCAGGCAGCGGCAGATGGGCTTCCGGGGTATATCAAGGCTCAACAGGATCTACGGACAGAGATCCGTGGAAAGCTGGGGACTCAGTTTGCGCAGCGGTATTACGATCGAGACACCCTGCCTTTCATGCAACGGAATATCTTCTCCGCAGCCGGGCATGCGGCGGATGAGAATAAGCGAAGTGTGATCGGCACCGCTCAGGCACAGAAGGATATCGCGGCTAAGACGTTTGTCGACCCAAAGAGCAATGAAGAGTTCCAGCACAAGCTGGATATGATGAACTCCGCTGATGATACCATCACCGGTGCGAAGGGGCTGACTCCTGATCAGGCTGCTGATTTGAAAATGCAGAGCCAGAGCAGGCTTTGGTTGGGGAGGATTGGGCAGGTTGCGCATGACGACCCGCAGGCAGCTTTTCCGATGTTGGACACGGCTAAAAAGGCTGGGCAGCTGACGCAGGATGATTATGAGAAAGCGTTGCTGATCACCCGCGCACAGAATCGCGCTATTGGCTCAGCCAATCTTGCCAACTCGGTTTACTCCCCAGATAAAACCGCGAAGCAGATGGAGGACGAAGTTAAGGCTGCCTCGCCTAAGCTGGCTCATGATGATCCGCTTTTTGAGAAGGACGCCATTCAGGCGCTGAAGGGGAAGATCACTACGGATCGTTACATTGCAAATCAAGACAAGAACACTGGGATTCAGAAGGTAATGGAGGCGGTTCAGAAGGGAGTGACTGACGTCCGCGAGCTCCGAGCAGATCCTCAGATGGCTGCCACGATCGATGCCCTACCCGCTGATGCAAGGGAGCGAATTCCAGGGATGATCAATTCCTACAATGCTGCACGGGATAAGCACGGACAGGAGGAGAACTTCACCGCGCTGACGGGGCTCTACTACAACGACCGCGAGGCCTTTCTCGATGCGGACTTTACCAAGTACAACCTCTCCCAGGAGCAGCAGCGGAGCCTGATGGCAAAGCGGGCACAGGCTATCGCGAAGCCTGCCGATGACCCGATGTTGAACCGAGCAATGGGTTGGCTACGACAGGGCAGAGCAGCCGAGCTTCGGGCGCTCGGTATCTACTTCCGCCCAACTGAGGGCGCAGATGCGACTGCCTATGATCACTATACCGGTGCGCTTCAAGCCGGAATCGACGCCTGGCGTGAGGAGAAAGGCAGACCCCCAGGGCATGATGATATTGTCAACACCATTGGCCCTGCTGTGATCCATCAACGCACCGAACCCGGGACCTTTGGGATGCTCTTTGGTGGGACCAAGCGCCCGGCCTTTGATCGAGATATGTCGGTGGTGAAGAAGTGGGCGGATGATAAGGGCATCGTCAATGACATCGTAGCCAAGGGTGGCTTCGAACCCACCGATGAAGAACTCTACCGCGCCTACCTGCGCAGCCAGTTTATTGATCTTTACTCCAAGCCCAAGGACACCTCCGGTGGCAGACCCGCTGTTCCCCAATCCAAGTGACGCTGATTGGATCATAGGCCAACAGCGGCAGGCACAGTCTAGTGCGCTACAGGGTCTGGATGCGAATCCTGATGACGGAGCGCGGGCGATTGAGCTTGGGAAGGCAACTGGGACCGACCCAGCGTTGGTGTATGGGAACCTCGATCAGTTTGAACAACAGCACAAGGCTGCGCTGACATCGCAGTTGTTGAGTAGTAATAAGTTCCTCCGGGATTACGCTAACTCCCATCCAATGGCACCAATAGTGTCCTCGAATGACTGGGGCCAGCTTGATGAGATTTCTCACCGATTACATTTTCTGGGCCCGACAGCCACGGGTATCCTGAGTGCTCCCACCGACGCGGCTGAGAGCGCGGTTAAGGGGTTTTACAAGTCCTTCACTGAGCAGGGTAGGTTTGGTAAGGCTATCGCGGAGCAGCCTCCTGATTGGGCAAGGGACTACCCGTTCCTCTGGAACAACCTCGCTCGGCTTGCGCAGACCATTGGCGTCCTACCTGAGGCGGTGAATCGAACCATCTCTGGAGCACTAGAGGGTGGTGGGGCTGCGGTTGAAACCGGTGCGCAGCGAATGGGTGCGAGCCCCGAGGCCGCAGCGCAGATCAAAGAAGCTGCCCTAGGAACCGCCGAAACCCTAATGCAGATGGGCATGACGGGGGAGATCCCTCACGTCGAGCCTGGGGAAGGAGCGGTGAAGAAGGCTGCGCAAGACAGCCAAAACCGTCAGGCTGCGGAGCTTTATCGAAAGGTCAAACCGTATCTCGAGCAGGGGGTGAAGCCACCGATCGGGCTGGATAAGGTTATTGATGATATCTATGCCGACCAGGCGAAGCAGGATATAAATAACCTTGGAGGTACTGTTAAAGAAGTCGCAAAAAGCACCACCAAGGAACAAGCGCCTGGGCTGTTTGAGGATAACTTTCTTGCTCCGCGGATGGATGGTACGGTTGAGATTAATGCTGAAGCACTGAAGAAGCTGTATGGGGATAAGCCACCGACAGCTGACGATGGGATCCTTGGATTCATCCCCGATCTGGCGAAGCAGCTTGAGGCGGCAGCGACATACGGCGGGGATGTAGAGGTTCCGCTCTCAGCGTTCTTGGCTCGAGTTGAGCCGGATGTTTTCAAGGCATTGCAGGATGACATTCGGTTCCGCAAGGGCGGGATGACGCTCAACGAGGCAAAGCTGGAGAAGGGCGAGGAGAAGCCAGCGCCAATTGATTCGGTGGATGCGATTCGACGGAGTGCAGGGTTGGATCCAGCGTTTGCGCCAGGGCAGATGAGGTTGACGAGGGTCGAGCCTGAGGAAGGAGATATTGGTCACGCTTTTGATGTTGAAGATGCTCAAGGAAAGCGGATCGGTGGAGCAACGATTGAGGAAAGTGAGGATGGTAAGACGCTGACCATTGGTCATGTTGCTGCGGGTACCACGGAGGGGCTACCTGGATTCTTGGGTCAGCGTCAGTTGACTGGGCTGCTTCGGCAGTTGCAAGTTGAATTTCCCCACGCTGAGCACATCGAAGGTCTACGTGTTAGTGGTGCACGAGAGCAGCCGACGAAGGTGTCCATCCCCCTTCGCCCAACCCCGAAGCAGATCACCGACTTCCTGCGCACGGGGGAGACGCATACGGTTTGGGATTATAACCATAACGCGGCCGATGTCAAGCCACTTTTCTCCTCCACCATAGGAGAACTAATTCCGTCTGAGCGGGTTAAGCTTGAAAGCGACAGCCCGATTATGCACCACTTTGGAGAGACTATTAATCGTCTTGCCAAGGATGTTCCAGTACATATTATTTCCCGAGAAGATATAGCCAAAGTTTTCAAGGGTGGAGATGCTGGAGGGTTTCATCAGCTTTATGAAGATGGAACGAGCAAGATATTCCTTCGAGAGGATGTAACCGAGTGGCCGCCTCATGTAGCGTTGCATGTAATAATGCATGAAGGCAGTCACGCCGTTACGGTTGCGCAGATTGAAAAGTTCCCAGAGATCCGGGCTAAGATTCAGTCGCTGATGAATCATGTAAAGGCACAGCTGCCGCCGGAGTTGCAGAAGAAGCACAGCTACGCCTTCAAGAACCCGAAGGAGTTCATGGCGGAGTCGATGGCGAAGGAGAGACTTCAGGAGGATCTGAAGTCCATCCCCATCCCAAGGGAACTTGTTAACGACCTTGGTACTGGCACCGCCTGGGAAGCGGTGAAGAATATCTTCAAGGATCTCTGGGAGAGGTTGACTGGAAAGGCTGTGCCGAAGACAGCCATGGATGCGGTGTTCAGCCTAAGCAAGGACATCGAGGCGCTGAGGACGGAGGCGAAGGGGAAGGTTTCGACGGATGCTGCTGAGCTTCCGAAGGCGGAATTAAAATTAAGTTGGAAAACACTTGAGGGGCCTTATAAGGAGAAAACTAGTCGAGCAACTGCACCAAATGGCGATGTTTATTCAATTGAGCCTTCAGGAACTGAAGATTTTACAACATGGGCGTTGCATCGCAACGGTAATGAAATTGATGCTTATAAAACAAAAGCCGAAGCTAAAGCAGCAGCTATCGGGTATATTAAAAGTCAGTCTGTTAAAACAGATTTTGCTCCGCCTATGGACACCCAACTCGAGCTCCCAGGGCTCACCCGGATGGAGGACCGAGAGGCGTTCGATAAAGCCGCCGATGTAGGGATGAAGGTTAAGGAGTATCGGCAGTATCAGGAGAAGATCCGGCAGCAGGCGGAAGAGGATATGGAGAAGTTCCGTCTGGATGCGGAGAAGAAGGAGAGGCTGAGGCAGACGACTGAGTGGAAGACTATGGAGGCGCAGGTTAAGAAGGAGGTGAGGGAGCGCCTGCTTGGGCGGCCGGATATTGCTGCGGATAATCTGTTGAGGGAGGGATCGTATCTTGGAGATAAGCTCCCTGGGCGTGTCCGATTGGACAGTGATAAGCTCAGCGCTGAGCAGAAGGCCGGGCTGCCGGAGGACTACCTCAAGCCTGGAGGGATGAATCCTGACGACGCTGCGACTCAGCTTGGGTACCCTACCGCGCAGTTGATGCTGGACCATTTGAAGCAGCTTCACGCTGAGCGTGGTAAGCTTGGGCCGAGGGAGCATTTTAATAAAATCGCGGAGAGGATGACGCAGGATCGAATGTCTCGGGAGTTTGGGGATCTCGATAAGAAGATCCTTGAGGAGGCAAAGGATCACGTCATCTCCCAAACCCAAATCGATATTCTAGCTCAAGAGACTGTTGCGCTGGCGAAAAATACCGACGAACTTCCGATGACGAAAGCCAAACTTCTAGATGGAATAAGGAGGGTGTTTGCTGAAACTCCCATTGCAATGCACAGTAAGGATAAGTACCTCGCTGCCTCAGGCCGAGCGGGGAGGGCTGTAGAAGATGCGTTGCGTAATGGGGATTTTCTAACCGCCTTTAAAGCTAAGCAGCAGCAGTATATTGCGATGTTGATGGCGAAAGAAGCTAAGGTTTATGAAAAGGAGCGCGCAGCGGTTGATAAGATCACTACACGGGTAGCCGATCCTAAGTACAACGGGATCGATAAGAACTACCTTGCGCATCTGCGGGATATCGTTGGCAACGCTGGGCTGAAAACGGGTAAGTCTATTCAGGGCCTCGAGGACGACGTTAGGGCTGCCAAGCCGCTTGCGCAGTTTGTTGAGAGCGAATCGAATACGAAGGCAATGCAGATATTGCTGCCGGATTGGATCTACGCTGGGGAAAAGATCCCTCTGGATAAGATGACTTATGAGCAGTTTAAGGGATTCTCTGATTCGGTGCTGCAGCTATATAAGCTTGGAAGGGAGGATAAGGTATACACCACTCGGGCTGGGAAGGTGGCCCTGCGGGAGGTTATAGAGAACCAAGCTATCCCTCAGCTGGCGAAGCAGGGCGAGACAGGGACGCCGTATAATGTGCAAGGGATTGGGAAGCTAACGGGTGCGGTGAAGGACATCGTTTATGGAAAGCTGATTCAGAATTTCTCGGTTTTTAACCGCTGGGACCTGGGCGACAAGCATGGGTTCTTTAATATGAACGTGGTCTATCCGGCCATGTCGGCGGCGTCGGAGCTTTCAGCCAGGATCAAGATGTATGGGTCGAAGCTGGATGAGGCGTTCAAGGGGATCAAGGATGTCAATCTCAAGACACCCCTGCCGAACCTCCTGAAGCGTGCGTCTCGAGATGAAATGGTCAACATGACCATGGAGAACCTACAACGGATTATCATGGACATGGGTAATCCGAATAACATGGATAAGTTCATCCGTGGATGGAAGGTGGATAAGGATCAGCTGTGGGCGTATTTGAAGGAGCACTCCACCAAGGAGATGTGGGACACCTGGCAGAAGGTGGGGGATATTAATAAAGAAGCCTTCTCCGATTTGCGAGAGATGATCCGGGATCAAAACGGTGTGGTGCCGGACCTAGTCGAGTTGCACCCATTCGAAGACCCCCACGGTGTGATGCGTGAGGGGTGGTACTCTCCGATGATTTATGATCAAAAGGAGCTTGGGTCGAGCCGGGCTGCGGAGGGGCTGTCACCAATCAACCCAGAGAGCCTGGGTGGGTTATTCGATACCGGGTACTTTAAGTCCACCACCGCTACGGGATCGGAAATCCGACGCACCTCTTACGCAGCGCCGACGGATTTGACCTTGAACCGCCTGCCGCAGAGGATGTCGCAGATTCTATATGACACCTCTTTCCGGCCATTCGTTATCAACTTCGGCAAGATGCTCCGAGACACCGAGTTCCGGCATGCGATCGAACGCCATTCCGGCGAAGCTGTGCTGCATATGATGGACGATTGGCAGAGGGATATCATCGGTGGCGGAAAGGGAGTGAGCACGGTTTCGGATCAGATGCTTGGGAGGATCTCAGAGTTCTTCCGAAGGAATATGATTGGTACGTTTATCGGATGGAACATCCGTACTGCGGAGAAGCATGGGCCAACTGCCGCGCTGAATTCAGTCGCGGAGGTAGGGCCGATAAACTTTGCTAGGGAAGTTAAGTCGCTGTTTGCTACTTCTCCTGATGGCTTTACAAGCAACTTCAACTTTGCCGTGGGCAAAAGCCTAGAGCTCCAGAGGAGATTCCAATCCATCCGTGAAACCCTCGGTGGGCGATTTGAGGGGTTGCAGTTTCAGAACAAAGGCTTCTGGGCAGCACGGGATTGGATGCTGGAGAAGGGTGGGTTCTTGGTTGGCTGGTCGGATATGATGTCATCTGTGCCGAGTTGGCTAGCGGAGTATAAAAAGCAGATGGCAGAGCTTGGGGAGAAGTTTCCGAATAAGCTGCCTCAAGAATATGAGGGAACGGCGATTGAGATTGCGAACTCCATTGTGCTTCGTGCACATGGGTCCACTGCGATTACCGCTCGGCCAGGAATCATGCGTGGGAACGCTATGAGTCGGCTGTTTACATCGCTATATTCAGTGTTCAATCAGATGCTCCAGCGTCAGTTTGAGGCGTATTGGAGAACTAAATACGCGAAGGACAATTATAAGGAAGCCGACTTCGCAGAAATTCGAGGGCACCTAGGGAAGGCAGCGTTGTTGGTAGCCACCTCAACCTTGTGGCCGATTATGGTTGAGCACATGGTCACCCCCGATCCGGAGAAGAAGAAAGAAGGCTGGTTGGCTAAGACTGGAGAGTACCTTGCTGAGGGTGCAACACTTGGAATCCCTGTTGCCCGAGAAATGGTGCATGGATTCCTAACCTCGGGTGAGGGCGGAGCGGGGATGTTGGATAGTGAATTGAAGACCGTTGCCTCGTCGTTGATGGACGCTGGTAAGGGAGCGAAGATGATGGACAAGGAGCATGGTGGGAAGACGATTAAGGACTTTACAAGTCTGATTGGGCTGGCTACTGGTGTGCCTGGGGAGGCTGGGAACATCCTTGAGGCGGTTTGGAATGCGATGCACAAAGCGAAGCAGGCACCAAGGTCGCCAGCGGAGACATACCGAGCGCTGACGACAGGCAAGGCGATTGGCCAGCCAGATCTAATCCAACGGGGTATTGAAACGGTAACAAAGGAAGGAAGGCGTAAATGAAGTGGATTTTGATTCTCTGCGCAGCCTTAGCCGGGGCAACGGAAGTAAGGGCGCAGGTAGTTGGGCATCCGGTTGGGTGTCCGTCGGTGGCATTCTGTGGCTGTGGTGCTAGTGTCAAGGTGTTTGGGCACCCGGTCCGGAGCCTATGGTTAGCAGCGAATTGGTTTCGATATCCTTCAGCCCAGGCTGCGTCAGGAATGGTGGCGGTGCGGAGGCACCATGTCATGGTGATCGAGCGGGTAACCGGTCGAGGCCGAGCGGTTGTCTACGATGCCAACAGTGGGCACCACCGAACTCAGGTGCATGAGGTTTCCCTTGCAGGGTACTCAATTCGTAATCCACGTGGAGGCTAAGATGATTACACCCGAAGTTACAGAAGCTGGATATCGCAACCTCTGGAATGCATGTGTTACCAAGCCAGAGAAGGTCGCAGCTGCGGATGAGTTGGCGGCTAAGATCGTTTCGAACAAAACGAGGTATCAAACTGTCGAAGCTCAAACAGAGGTACCGTGGTTTGTCATCGGCTGCTGGCACTACCGTGAGGCGAACTTTGATTTCGATACCTTCCTCGGCAACGGCCAGCCACTCAATCAGGTAACCACACAAGTCCCTGCGGGTTTGGGCCCTTGGGATTCCTGGGAAGCTGGAGCGGTTGACGCGCTTAAGAAGTACCGCAATCCACTACCTTGGACGGTTGAGTTTTGTTTATACAACTCAGAGGCATATAATGGCTTTGGGTACTTTAGTAAAAACATCAACTCCCCTTATATTTGGTCGTGGACGAATCAATATGTAAGCGGGAAGTTCACCGCCGATCATGTCTTCAGTCCAGGTGCAGTGGATGTTCAATGTGGGTGCGCCGCCATATTGAAGGCTTTGGAGCACAGCGGCGCTATCGCATTCAAGGAGACTAAGATGCCCGATACACCAGCGGTTCCTACCGTAGTAGCCACCCACCCTGTCACGGGGCAGCAATTCACTCTCCCGCAGATCAATATAGCTGAAATTGAAAGCGCGCTGAAAACCATAGGAACCATCCTGCCGATTGCGGCGACGTTCTTCCCTCCGCTTAAGGCTATCGTGCCGATATTGCCGATCGTGGATGGGTTGCTGCAAGCGGTCATGGAAGCCCAGGCTGGCGGGAACATCCCCGCCATCATCGCTAAGCAACTTGAAGTCATCGCGGCTCAGATTAAAGCGTCATTTCCAGCGCAGCCATCATGACCCAGGATCAGCTGAGTGTACTGCTGTCTAGTGGGAGGCATCTTGTTTCCTATGTTGCCGGCGCAGCGACGGTGTTTGGGATTATGTCTCAGGCTACTAGCGCGGATCTGGCCACCGACTTCGACCACCTCTTCAATGGGATAAAGGAAATCGCTATCGGCGTGGGGCCGATAGCTACCCTTGTCATGGGTTGGTGGTCAGCGCATAATGCCACGACGCAAGCCAAGGTCGCTGCGGTGCAGGCTGCGGAGCCTCATGCGTTGGTACAGGCTGTGCAGGCGGTAGCACCAGTAACGCTACGGGATGCGGTGGCAGCCCAGCCTGAGGTGAAGGCGGTGGTTGTCACCTCCCAGGCTGTGGCTGATGCCTCTCCGAGTGAGAAAGTTAAAACATAAGAGGATCTGTGTTATGGGAGATTTAGGTGACTTCCTCCGCGGTATGGGAGAGTTTATCTTTGCTTGTATCGCGGTCTATAACTTGATTGTCTCGCGCAAACACGCAAACGATATAGCAGAACTAACTAATAACACCAACAGCATTAAAGATGCATTGGTAAAGGTAACTGGCGAAGCCGAGCGCGCAAAGGGTGTGCTCGAAGGAAGAGCAGAAAGGGATCAAACATGAGTCTAATTTTACTAATAATCCTAATCCTAATCCTCTTCGGTGGACTTGGCGGTGATGTGCTCCCCTGGGGATATGGATATGGCTACGGCCATGGAGGGGTGGGAATCGTGGGGATACTGATAATCGTGCTTGTGATCTTACTCTTAACCGGGAGACTGTGATATGCAGAACGTCGGATTGATCCTCCTCGTCTTCGCCTTCGTCTTTGCCTGCATCGCTGCGAGGTGGAGCCCGATCCCCAACACTTCCTGGCATCTTGGCTGGCTGGCTATCGCGTTTTGGGTCGCGAGTGAGTTAATCGGCGGACTTGGGCGGGTTATACACTAACCTCCCGGTTCATCGCGATCCACCGTGGTTCCTTCGTTGCCTTATCGTGCCCAGCGCGCTTGATATACCCTCCAATCTCGAGCGCCTCGAAGAAGGCTTTGTATTGCATCGGGGATACCCGTTGGAGGACGAAGTTCTTCACCTTCGATTCGGGTATCCCTAAGCCAGCGATATCCAGTTGCTTAATAAAATAATGCACCTCCTCCATTACCTTCGACTCCACCGACCTCGGCCCCTCGGCAAATATCCTCGGCATAGCGTGCTCTACCTCAATCAACCAACCGAGAGCTCGGTTGAAGTCTTCGACCGCGATGACAAGACTATTCCCCCGATCAACCGACGACACCATCGACAGCTTGAGCAGGTGCGGGTATCTGCGCCCAAGATAATGCTCCAGCCGTTTGTGTGAGGGGACAGGGGGCTCACCAGCCTCGATCCAGTTTTCAAAAGCTGCAAGTGCTTTTTCATCGACGCTGAACTCCCCTATGAGTGAGTTGATGATCTTTAGATCGTGGATCAGGTCATCGGGTTTCTTTTGATCGTCGAAGGTGAAGCGCACTCGCTTTTTAATCTTCTCATCAGAGTAAACAAGAATCATCCTCGACGTGAACCCCTGTGACCAAGCCTCCTCAGGTATGAATCCAAACAAGTGTGAAGGTGTTGTTCCACCCAGGATAGAAAGTTGGGGTCGTTTAATTTCGATCCTGAGATCCCCAGTTCGTCTTTGTTCTCTATACGGGTGGTTAACGTCATAGAATGTTGTGAGTCCAGCGATGAGACTGAGATCGTAAGTTGACATGAGGACTTGGAGATCATCTGGCACCAGCGTCATTGAGTTGTAAAAGACAGTAGGTCCTGGAACCTGGGTGTACTTGCGCTCGCATTCCTTGAGAGAGTCGACTAACGCCGCCATCGTTACAGAAGTAGGTGCAAAAGGAAAATCAGTAAGAGTACCCAAAAGAGACCTAGCAACTCCAATAGTCCGACTCTTTCCCACGGCAGGAGGGCCGACCAGTAGCGTATAAAGGTTTGGATAAAGCGGGGCGGGGGATTTAAGCCACACTTTTTGCTCCAAGCACGCAGCAACCGCGGTAATTCCGCACCATTTCCTATAAATCGCACAGCTTTCCGCCTCCTCTTCGGCGTAGTTAACGAACCGGTCGATCCATGAGTTTAACTTCCGGCGTCCGCTTCCGTTTGTCCCCGCCTTTGAATTCTTTAAGACCATCTGGATTGTCCTTCGAGTCGTAGACCCCAAAATTCCAGCCGGTTTTGCAGCCGTAGGGGATGTTGAATTGGCGACCTCCTTCGAGTTCAATCGGGTAGCGCAGTTGGGAAATGATCTTGGGGAGGATTTCATCTTCCTCCTTCTCGGGGTATTGGAATAGGATTGCGTCGTGGATTTGCATTAGAAGTTGGCAGTTGTTTTCCCGCCAGACATTCAGCATCCCCCGGTTGAGGATGTCCCCCAGGGCCTGGCCTTGGAAAGCCACCGCCTCGCGGAAGGTGGAATCGTCATCCTTCCGGCCCCAGAAATACCGCTTGCGCCCCGTGATGGAAACGAGGTAGCCGAAGTCACGAAGCTGATCCTTAGTCCAGTTGTGCCAGTCATGGTGCGCTGGGAAGGCACCGAAGTACTTCGGCTGAAAGTCCTCGATCAGCTCAATATCTACTTTAGCTTGGGTGGCCAATGTTCTTGGCTTGCCTCCGTAGTTACTACCGTGTCCAATCTTTTTACACATAAACCGTCTGTCATAATGACGGTAGTAGGGTTGCTCAGCCAGCTTTCGATCAGCTTTAGGATCACCTGTCCAGGCAAGACGTGGCCAGACGAGTTTGGCGACGTTCGTGTGGAGATCTCCACCTTCACATGCATCGAGATAGGTTCCGATCTGGAATAGATTCCATTCAATCGCTCCGACAACCCTTGACTCACCTTGTTCCGCATCTGCGTACCCCATTTTCATGTTACGGTCGGCGATAAAAATTGACCGAAGCGCCTCCTCGATATTCTGCAAGTTCGTCCCTGTCCCAAACTCACTATAGGACGAGGATAGTCTTCCAGTAGTCGTGCCTCCGATGTTGTAGGAAGTTCGCATTCGACCATCAGGGTCAATCTCAGTCTTGAGAACCGATACTTTCTTTGCCAGATCACGCATTGCTTTAATGTGCTGTATAATCGCCCAGGCGATCGGGTAGCACTCAATCCTTTCAAGAGCCCCGCGATTGACCGTAGGCCTGCCTTTCCATCGTACAGGGGGAATTCTAAGGCGATCATAGAAGAGCTCCTGGAGTTGGGTGGGGCTGCGCCAGTTGAAGCCGAAGATTCCACAAGCGTTGCGGACGATGGCTTCGAGGGAGGTTTCGAAGATGTCGAGCTTGTCGAGGTACTCGTCGATGACTTCTGCTTTGCGATGTTGGTCAACCAGTACTCCTCGAAGCCGCATTTCAAGCACCGGACCCTGTAGTTCTCTAGCAAATCTGTAAGTGTCTGTGGTATGATTGTCAAGCTGGGGCTCAAGCACGCTGAGCACCTCGCTGGTGATGCAACAGTCGAGTCCATTGTATACCTGCTCCTTTTCCCACGGGGTGAGGTTTTCTGGGTCGATGATGGAGGTATCAATGATCTTCATTTGCCCACTCGCACCACTCGAAAATAGCGATCAGTCGCCATTCAGACTGTTTAAGCCACGTTAGTTTCATTGTGTCACTGACTGCAAGGCCTCGTACGTAATTACTAGTCTCTTCAATGAGGAGTTTAAATGCGTAATCGTCGATGTGTCCGGAGATTATTTTTACTTTCGGCTGCAGAAGTGTGGTTGCCATGTTATTCATCCCTCTTAATGGTTTCATGCTTCGCGCGCATGTGTTTCCAGGGGCCTTCATCGCAGTAGAGGGAGCCGAGGAACCCAAGACCCTTAAGGGACTCCGGCTGGAGGGAGTGATGTAAGAGCATGGTATCATCCGTCGCATTCACCACCCTGATCCCCATTGCTCGCCAAAGGAAGGCTATGTCATAGAGCCCATTTTGGAAGAGCTTAGTGATCGATGCTCTCTCAAGAACGCCCTTGACGTATGCCCAAGCGTCCCTTTCAAGTTGTTCAGTGTCCCAATAACTTCTTCCCTTCTTTCGGGTGTCAAAAAATGGAATGACGATAGCAACACCTGGCGTGGGTGCGAAACCAATACACGTAATTTGCGATCCTGCTGTTTCAATATCGACAGACAATCGAACAGTTCCTGCCAGGTAGGTTCGGTCGAATTCATATAGATCCTCCATGGTTGGCTCAATCCAGATTTCCCGCTTGGGTCGGCGGAGGTCAGAGAACTCCGATTCCCTCGCGGCTTTGTGGAGGTCACTCACCACCACCGGACGCAGGGACCAATCGCGGAGCACCGCTGCGGGATGGTAGGTGGAGAGGACCTTGAAGCCGGATACGGTGTGGGTGGAGAGTTCCGTGGTGCCGCGGAATTTTGAGATAGCGGTGCGGCCAAGGAGCGCCCACATGGCGGTGTTGCCCAGGGCGATGATGACGTTCGGGTCGGCTTCGAGGAGTTCATCACCGAGGCGAAGGAGTTCGGGTTCGTACTTCTTGTGAAGGTACTTCCCCTTTAGGAGGGCGGTATAGCCCGGTAGGGCATAGGGCTTCGGCCCGCAGAGGGTTTCAACCTTGTTCCCTTTCGGACGGAGGTTAAAGACGTTGGTAACCAAGCAATCCGCCCGGTTGATCCCAACCTCGTTCAGCATCTTGGTTAGGTGATAACCTGAGGCACCGATAAAGGGAGTGCGTTCCTTTTCCTCCTCAGCTCCCCAGGCTTCGCCGACTAGGGCGATCTTAGTCACGCGGCACCAGATTGTAGTAGTTCCAAATCTGCGTCATAGCTTGCTGCGCGAGGAGCATGGTTTGGCCGGCGTCGAGTGTGAAAACAAAGTAACCTCCATCTTCGTCTGTGATAACCAGCCTTTGCTCTCCATCGCCTTCAGAACATATATTTAATGATCTCACAGCCATCTTTTCCTCCATGAAAATGGGAGGAGCCGAAGCCCCTCCCTGAGTTGATCTTCACTCCACCGGTGCTGTGGACTTTACATTCGCATAGGTCGCCTCGCCGTCATCCGAGGAGGTGTGGTTGATGTTCACAATGAACTCCTGCCCCACGGCTTCCTCAGCCATGTCATTCCGCGACTTGCCTTTCTCCAGCACACCGAGGTCTTCGTAGAACTTATCCAGCCGCCAGATGGCATCCGGCGTGGTATAGAAGGTCAGGCCGTTCTTGGGCAGCGAGGTGCCACGGAGGGAACGGGCAGAGCCATCCTCTCGCGCTGCCCACTCCCCGAGGTCGTCCTCATCAACATCATCCTGCGCCTCGATGAACTCCCCAGCGAAGCGGATGAAGGGGGTGCCCTTCTTTTCCGAATTCCCCCGCTCTGGCTGCCCGACGATCTTGGCGAGGTAGCTCCCCACCGGGACCGGCTTCGGACGGTCAACCTTTCCAGAGGATTCAGCTTCGAGGATATCTGCGAGTTTAGGTTGGGCCATAATACGATTCTCCTTACAGTTGAACACGAGACGGTTTGAAGATGGAACGATTGATAGCCATGAAGCCCTCTTCGATGTGTGTACGGCCTATGGCCAACCAGCGCTGGTCGATTGTATTAACCAGCTTAAGATTATCCAGGACTTGCAGTACACGTTCTTCGAGTTTCTTATTTTCATTAACCAAATCGATGTTGGCTGTTGTCTGTGGATTATAACCATGCACAGGCAACGGTACTTCACCAGCGTTATCCATACTATACCTTTCTGAGTTTCGGTTTCACGACTTGTGGACGTAGGGTTGCAAAGAACCTCGCTAATCCATCTTCGATATCGAGGGTTTTCTCCATCTCGAAGGGCTTAGGGTTAGCGAGGTCGAACACACTCGACGCGACGGTTTCGATTACACGTTTTCCTCCTGACTTGGTTACAAAGCGAATGACCGAGTTGAAGTACCTCGGAATGACGGGGGACAGAGCGCTGCCAACGGAAACAGGATAGCCCTTGGTTGCGCCTTCGATTTCCATGTACTTTACATGGGAAATCACGATGACGTTGGTTTTGAATCTGTCGGAGGTGATGAAAGCGAGGACATCTTCAACAGCATCTTGAGCAGATCTGTAAACCGCTCGCATGTCATACTTTCCTGAGGTGGCGCTGTGGGTGATGGACTCATGGAAGTTAAAGACTGCGTCAGACATAAAGGTGAGGGAGTCAATGACCAGGATACAATCCTGCCCCCACTCACTTGGCACTCCAAGGTCCACATCGTCGTACCTCCAGTGGTCGATCATCTTGTAGGCGGTGATAAAGGCCTTCGGCTTTCCAGCGATCTTTGGACCTTCGCTCGAAGCAGTTCGATCATCTCGGAGAGTTCGGAATTCGACGTGATTGATGTTATTTGGACAGTCTCGAAGGACAAATTGTTTGAGCACATCGAGCCCGTTATCAAAATCGAGAATTCGTAGCTTGTATCCTGCGGCAACGAGAGAAGCAAGGCTACCAGTTTTTCCACTTTTGGAGTCTCCTTCTATTAATAATTTTGTATATTCATTCGACTGGTGCTGAGCTAGACTTGTCATTTGCTAGGATCTCCGTGTAGAGGGTGAGAAGGTCGCCTTCGTGGACATCGGCTTTCGGCCCGGTGCAGATGAGCCGCCCTAGGCCTGGGAGCTCGATGGAGAATTCAAGGAAAGCACCGCGCTCGTTGACCTTCCCCACAGCGAACTTACCGAGGATGAGTTTGTAGCGGAGCCGGGGGTCAGTCATTGACGGCTCCTGGGTAGATTACAAGAACGTTGTTCTGACGCACCACGTGAGCGTAGGAACCATTTGTGATGACTTGGTTGATCCATTTTATGTAGTAGTCCACATCACGCTTGTCGCCGGTGAAGTGAATACGGACCTTTTCCGGTTGCCGAGGGAGTTTCATCGAGCTCGTAGGGGATTCCATTTCTCACCTCTTGTGAATTCGGATTTGAGGAAGTTCTGACGAACGCTGGGGGACTTGGAGCAAACCTCTCTAAATTTGCACCCTCCATAGTTTCCACAGGACGCCTCGTTCATGGGCCAGCTTCCTGAGGTCGCACAGGCTTCCATAGCGGAGGTCCAGACCCGAAGGTCGGCCAGCCATTCTTCGTTCTGATCTGGGGTGCGGAAGGTAAACCCCCGTGCGAACTCGGAATAACCAGCGGATCTTGAATTCTCCCCTTTCACCTCCGCAGCGTCGATAATTACCCCGCGCACCGGAGAGCCGATTACGATTTGCCCAGCGATGGAGTAGAGGGACATTTGATTGTTCGGCGACCATTGGTCGAAGTAGTAAGCAGTCAACGCTGAGGTTGTGGTTTTTCGATCCATAACAAAGAGGTTGTCTTGGAAGTTGACTATGCGATCGAGGTGCCCACAGAGGAGGTAGGGTTGGACAAGATCAAGAGCCTCCATTCCAGGACTATGGCCAAACTCAGCTGGATTGTGCCGTGACGGCCCCCAATCCAACTCCAGCCGGAAGCTAAGCTCACAAGCCGGCTTCCCATTCTCCAACACTACCGTCTCCGCCGGATCTGTTTCACGGGGATACTTATCCAAGTACCAGACAACTGTCCGAAGAAGTGACTCAAAAGACTTGGCACGTATGGAAGGTTTGGCCTCTGAAACATCCGGATAGTCCTCACGGTTGTCACAAAGCCACCGGACGACTTGAAAAACAGCTTCTTCATGGTCATGGTTTTCGAGTCGAAGGATGTCATAGTTGTGTAACGCCGCATGATAAAGAATCCCGAATTTGAGATGCACCGATTCGTCCTTCGACTGCCAGCCCTCGATCATGATGTAGTAATAGAGCCTCGGGCAGGTTTTGAAATATCCTATACTCGTCGAATCGAGGGCGAATTGGATATCGGTGCCTGGAAGGAATGGGGAGGGGGCGCTTTCGCCTTCTGATGGCGGTAGTGTGACTGCGGGGTCCATATAAGGTGTTCCTCTTTGTGAAGGTTACGACGTGCTGCACGATAAGTGATGCTAGCTCGGGGCATTAGAACCTCCTCTTTAGCGGTGCCTTCGGTGGCTGTGCCCCTTTGATCACCTTCATCACATCCGCGAGGGCATCGTCATCGATTGAGCGGGCCTTCTTCCCACCGGATTCGTAGATCGCACGCTGCCGACGGATATCAGCCACGATGATTTCAATCTCCGGTGGGGAGGG